GAATTCGAGGTCTCTAAGACATTCACCTAAAACTTGGACTCTACGATCTAAGACTCTTTGTTTACCAGAATTCAAAACTTTTCCATCAAGGATAAGTTGAGAATTGACTGTACCGTATCGTTTATGAATATAGTTCTTCCCTAAGGATAAACTTAATCCATAATCTTGGACTCTTTCTTTCCAAATGGGATAATCAGATGCTTTTGTTCGCATCAAGATATCATCACCGTTAATGGAATATTTCTCAGGAGAAAGTCCAATAGATCTAGCAGTACAATCATTTAATAAACAAAGAAGAGGAAATGATAGAAGTGATCCCATCAATTGGCCAGATTTCTGAAGAACAGGTTCAAGACCTGAACTTTTAGGATAAACTAGCAAATGAGGAGAAATTTCCTTCATAGCCCATCTTTTCGTAGGTTCATGATCAATAGATTCTAAAATTCCTTCAAGTAAAGCTTTTGAAGCTTCAATTGAAAAACTATCAGTTGCTGCAGAATAATCTCCAGAAATCCAAACATCATCAGGACTTGAATTGTCATATAATGCAGCGATTGCTGTATCAAGACGATTCGTCCCGTGAGTCAGTTGATATTGCGGAAAGTCTCCTAAAGCGAGCCACATGGCTCTCTGAAGAGGCTTTAAGCAAAAGGTGTCACCTTTTCCAGCTGTAATCGTCCGAACCTTTAGGGGTTCAGCGATTGGCTCTACTCGGACCGGTAACGGTCCTGGTGGAGGAAAAGCAGGGAAAGTTAGACACTTCGTTCCACCTTCACCTTCTTTGAAGTCGAAGCTTTGGGTAAACCCAAATTCTTCTAATTCAGAAAGTAAAGGATCAAGAACAGAAGTGTCCTGACACTTGTCAACAACTGTTTGGATCCATAGAGATCGGAAGTTGTCATGGTATCTACACCTTTCCTTGAACTGAGTTCGAAGGAAAGACCAAGAACCTGTGTAGGGTTCCAGATTCCAAATCTGGTTCTCACTACCTCTATCAAAATCCGGCTGTCGTCTGAAGAACATTTTGTCCTCGGCGAAGAAAGTCGGTCCTGATCGATTCCTACATTGTGATGGATGCGTGCGGAAAAGTAAATTTTCCGATCGCACCCATGTAGGATCGATCTTCATTGTATGAATTTTCCCATCTTCCGCTTGAAGCGGGACATGGAATCGCCTCCAAAAAGAGGCATCATCAATGATAGGATTTGATTCTTGATAGACATGTGCCAAACTACTACCGTAATGTAGGTTGGAAGTCGCAATGATAATAGGAGAACAGAACTTCTGTCCTTTATTATCTAAATGCGCCATTGGTAAGATATACGGACAGCACGAAACAAGAGTTTGAAACTCCTTGATATCGTGTCCGTCCATCGACTGACCCAAATCATCAAAGATGGTTATAGGTTGGCCGGTATATCCGTCCCAATGGTCCACATGACAGGTCCTCTGGTAGATAAGCTTGTCTCCCATCGGAACACCTGGAAATAGTTTTGAAAGTTCAGCAACAATCTGATTGATGCGTGAACTTTTACCACTTCCGGGTTGTCCAAAGAGACCAATAACAAACGGTTCCATACGGTCGTCAGGATCTTCCTTTGCAGAAAGGTCCTTAAGACGGTTATGGAACACCAAATCTCCTTTCACTCCTCCTCGGTTACGAGGAAAGGCAAAAGAAGCTTTATTAGTCGGAAAATGACCCTTATTGCTACGGTAATAGCGGGCCACATGCTTCCCAAAGGTTCGACCTTTCTCTCGAAGTAAATCAAGAGTTTTAGGTTCAAG